AGGTAGGTTTTTAGGTTGTTGCGGAGAGTTTCAGAGGCTGTGGTTAGCTTCCTGTTATTATCGTAGGCCAGTATATAGAGTGAGAGAGATAATGGATTACTATCAATAATCGCATCCGTAACTGATTTCGTAGAGCTTAGTTGATCTTGTACGATATAGGCTTTAGCGACAGATCCGAATTTAGGAGGAAGCGAAAGAGTACGTACAGTGTAATCTTCTTTAGTCACAGCTCTTAATTGCTCTGAATATGCTTTTAAACTATTCTCACGAAGCTCTTCAGAGGTATCTCCATCTTTTCCCCCGGCTGCTGATGCTGGGTTATTGAATGCTAAGGTGTTTTCATATCCCGATACTATAGCTGTACGGGTTGCACTTAAAATGGTAGTAATTGTATCAGAGGGCACGTTTGCCTCAACGCCGCCACCTGCTAAGTAGCGGATCTGAAGTACTGTATTAGATGGAGCTAATCCGTAAGTACCCGTAAACATAAAATTAGAAGGATCGTATGCGGTGTCTATTTTTGAAACTCCTATAATTTGGTCTCCTAATCCTACGTTAGCTGGATCCGGGGTTATGACTGTGTCAGATCCTCCTGTAGTTCCTGCTCCAAACTGTATTTGTAAGTCTCCTGTAGAAGTAAACCTAGTTACAAATCTTCTAGGTACTTTTTGCAGCTGTAAAGTATACGGTACTAGGTTTGAATCAGATCCTCCTGAGTTGCTTTGCTCTAGGAAAATAGTATCTTGTGCTAGGTAAGGGACTTCGTACCACTTATTACCAGTTCCATTATTATCTATGATGTCAAGTACTCCTAATATGTTAGAATCTTGAATCGTAATAGTTTTAAATTTTTCCGGAGACGTAACTGTAACAGTGGTTGTTTTTATCTCTGCAGAAATAGCTTTCACCTTCTTTTTGAGTAAGAACTCTGTAATAGTATTTCCAGATGTAGCATATACGCTAACTTCTGTAGGATCGTAAGAACTTGAAAATGAAAAGTTGATTTTATTATCTATCAAGAACTTTACAGGTGTACCTGTAGTAGATTGAAGAGTAGCGTTTTCGCTTACTGTTAAAGCATAGTTATAATCCGGTACATACTGTCCGGATACTAGTTGAGCGGGTATTCTCTGGTATACATCTAGATCTACTGTCGCAGCTGTGCTCACTTTAGGACGGTAGCCCATCATATAAGCTAGAGTATATAGGTTACCGGGTTCCTGGGCGTACTGTAAAAAAGTCTCCTGTAGTTGTATGTCTTGGTAGAAAGATAGTACGTCTCCTACGTAAGCAGCCATCTCCATAAACATCATACCTGGAGATGTTGGAGAAAAGTCGTTATAGGTGTCTGGGAAGTAGTTTTTAGCGTAGTCTACTAACTGCTGACGGAAGTCACTGAAAGTTTTACCTACATATTTTATATCTCTCTCCTGTGCCATTATTGTTCGAAGTTAATTGTGATCTCGTCAGTGATGTTAGTTTCCCTAACAGAATACTTTAATTCAAAAGAAATAGTGTTACTGTCAGGAAGTGGGGTAAGTTTTATACTGTTTACAATAATTTGAGGAAAATAATTCTCCAGTCCTACCTGTATAGTTGATCTAACAGTTGCTATACTCTCTTCAGTAATTTGTTCAAATAGTAGATTTCGTAAACCTGCTCCAAAATTTACATTAAAAACTCTTTCGTATTGAGCAGTTAAAAAGAAGTTCACTAGGTTAGCTTTAGTTGCGTCTTTGGTAGTATACGTAGAATTAAAAACAGCTCTGCCCTGGAATGGGAGAGCTACGCCTACTGCTTTTCTCGGTTGTAGGTCTAGTGGATTAATCCTCTGTACGTTATACGCCATACTGTGCTTTCTGCTTCTTATCTGCTGTATTCACGATAGCTGCTGCTTTGTTTACAAAACTCAGTTGTGAAAGATCAATACCTGCTTTTGGTGCTGCTGCTACCGCCTGTGCTACGGCTCTAGGATCGTCAGAGACTGGCTTGATAGCTTGTTTGGGCATGAACATACTTCTATCAAACATTTGAGCCATGCCAGAGTTAGCTGTACCTATGTTACGGTAATCTTCCGAAGTCATGGATCTGCTTGTCATATTTAAAGCTTCCATGAGAGGATTTCCTCCTGAAAATTGAACTGGCTGTTTTACAGGAGGGGGAGGGGGTGTGTCTTGTAGCTGTTCCTGTATAGAATTTTCTGCTCCAGCGAGCTCCTCTCTAATAGCTTCTCTAACAGCTTCTTTAATTAATTGTTTAAATTCACTAGCTTTCATAATAATAAATAGATTTAATTAACTAGTCGATCTATGGCTAGTTTTAGTTCTTCGATTAAGAGTTCATTAGAACTGGAGAAGGATCTATTACCTTCTAATACGACTACTCCTATAGAGTCTATAGCTACTGCGTATCTTCTAGGAGCTACTGGAGGAGAGTTTGGATCCACTCTAATTTCTAACCTATATCCTTGATAAATTCCTAAGCTAGCGCTATTATTTGCACTTTGAGATAACTCCACCACTGTAAAGCTACCGGTATCTATTTGGTCTTTACTGCAGGATTGAAGTAGGGTATCAATAATGTTTATAATAACCTGTATAGTATTTACCTGTATAGATGCGTAGGTGATCGTTTTAGCTGCTTGGCATACTATACCGTCTAGTCCTGTTTCTCCGTACCGGTTGCTAGGTCCTTGTATATCAGGTCTAATTTGATCAGCTAATCTATTTAGCTTGCTGACAGCTAGTGCGAAAATCCCGGAAGCTCCGCTTGGCGTCGCAGCAGAAGCTAGGGCGGCAACTTCTGCAGCTCGGGCGGATGCCTTTAAAGCGTCTAAGGTGAGGCTAATTGCGTTAATAGCAGCGGATATAATATTAACAATACGGGAAAGAGTCTGTAGCCGAGTTGCAATACCGTTTATAAATTTCTTAACAGTTCTTATAATGTTTATAAGTCTTTGCAGAGTTTGTCCAGTTGGACATTTTACTTTTTGAGAGATCTGGGTTGTTATAAGAGGTGTCAAAAAGCTTACAGTGTATGTTGTACCCCTGTCTTCAAACCATTGGTTAAACTCCGATCTTTCTTGCTGGCTCAGTTGATTTAATCCTGATTCAATTCCTCCATCGGCAGCTACTACCCTAGCGATGTAGGGCGGGAGAGATGCTCCGGAAGATTCTACAAAAAGCACTACATCTTGCTGTTCTTGCGGAGTAAGGTTATCAAACCCTTGAAGTAATAGTTTAAGGGTATGTGGGGGTAATCTTAGTCCAGAAAGAAGTAGGTTAATTGCTTCATCAGTTTGATTATTCGCAATTAACCTTAGAAATCTTTCACTTACGAGATCGCACGGCTTGACATCTTCTATTCCGAACTCAGTTAGGATTTGAGCAAGTTCATTACACGATTTTTGTTTAGCCTGAGCTAAAGCTTTTAAGAGCTCGTCACTAAGCTTCTGGATGAGATGCCTACCGTCACAGGGTTGTAGATCAAACTCACTCATTTCTGGATAAATACTCTGTTTGATTTCATTTGTTCTACCTCTGATATAAAGGTTATTGCTCGTGCTGTAAAGTCTGCTGCAGGTGCTGTCAGGGGTGCTATACCTAGTGAGCTGAGTGCTGTAGTTACTTTAACTAGTTCAACTAAAACTGCCGATAGGTCTGATAGCATTCTGTCTCCTAGAATTGCTCTCTGGTCTGCTTGTTCTCCTAATTTAATTTTTGGAGCTTGATTAGTTATGGTGTCTTCTGCTTTGATATTTATAACTCTTCCGGAAGCTTCTAAAACTAACGGGGTAGATAATATTAAGTTATTATCTCTAGCGTTCAATACTAACCTACCTGCGGTAAGTATAGCTTGAGGCTTATCATATTCACCTAAAGGCTGTGTAAGCTTATTTCCGGGAGTTATTGAAAGTTTCTGCCTGTCTGTTAGATAGAGTGATGCAAAATCTTTATTTATATCTTCCGTAATAGGTGAAAATCCATCCTCTACCTCCACTTGTCCATTGCTAAGTATTACAATCGGGCTACTCAAACTACCCACCCAGGGGGTTTCGTTAGGTATACTCTGTGAGAATCTTAAACTTTGACCTAATCTTCCTTCCAGTATAGTATCTCCTGGATAAGGGTACATAGGATTAACATCTGCACGTTCAGTAAAGGCTGTATCTAGCTCTACTGTATCCTTATCTTCCGTGGTTGCACTATGGTGAGGGTGGTTCCAGATACTGACTGTTGAAATGTAGTATGTACGACTCTTATTTACTCCTTTATCTGTACTATTAGATGGAGCGGGTATAAGTAGTACAACTTCATCTACCAGGGGTACGTTTTTTAAGAATGGAAATAGAGGGTATGCTTGATTTCTTTCTAACCCATCCGGGTCTGTTAGGTTTCTAAAGAAAATACTTCCTACTTGATCAGGAGTAGCTTTGTCGTACGATACTCGTGTAACCTTTCCATAAAAAGGACCGCCTCCTTTTGAAGATGCAGTTTTAGTTTTCTTAGAAAGACTATGAAATGTTGTCATTAAACTTACTTTTCCCCTAATGCGTTAGCTTGTTCTAGGATTTGGGCTAGTTCTTCTGCTCCTAGTTCAAAACCTGCAGAATCACCAGATGACTTAGCATTATCCATTCTCTGAACGATGGTTAGCATTTTTACTAGCATCTCATCGTTTCTAACTCCAATCTCTAGGTAGTTAGCGATCATAGGAACAACAAGGGTAGCGTCCCCAATATTTTCAATAAGGGGTTTAAGCTCTCCGATTAGAGCATTGATCTGCTTATCCTTCTTCTTGGAGTTGTTGTAAATCTCCTCTAAGACATTAGAGACAGTCTTGCCGGTAAATAGCTCCTTATCTAGTGCCATACTCTTTCTTTATAAATAGAAAGGTTAGTTTTTTAGGTCCACCATACCTTCCTGCTCAAGAGCAGTGTAGATACTATAGAACTCGTCTCTAAGCACATTGATGACTTTGGTAAGGTATGGAGTTTCAGTACCGGTCATTTCTCGTATATAGATATATAAAGCCTTCTTTTTGAAGATATCAAGATCGTAACGCTTTTCAAATAAGGTTAGAACTGCATCCGCTACTTTTCTGTCTGCTTCCTTAGGAAAAAGTATCTCTAGACGATCGTAAGTACGTTCGATGTAAATATCGAAGATTTGACGTAGGGTTAAAGCGTTAGGATGTATATCGTTTGTTTCAAGCTCATATGTTCCGTTGAACTCATCTACTGGAGCTAGTGATTTTAAACGCTTATAGTTCTTGTTGTTGTAGTTGATTAGGTGTCTTTTGACGATAGTACCGAAGTATGAATATGCTTTTGCACCTCTAGTAGGATCAAACATATGAATCTTCTCTTCTACTAACAGGGAAATGACCTCGTGTTTTAGATCTTCGAGGTCATCTACGTCAGTATAGTAAAATCTGAAGGTGTGAATGATGTTTTCTACTAGCTTGTAGAAAGGGTAGTAAATCTGTTCTGTGAAGATCTTCTGTCTAAATGCTGTATCTTTAGAGTTATTGTAAGCTACGATTGCATTCTCAGTATCCTGTGTAAAATAATTGGTATCGCTTTTCTTTCTCCCCATGAGTTTATCTTAAGTTGTACTCATCGAGCGTCTCTTGTATAGCTTTTAAGTTAGAGAAAAAGAATCCGACCTCATCGTCACTA